TGTGACAACTGATTTACAAAAAAAGAGCGATGAGATTGTTGATATGACAAAGATAAGAAAGAAATACGGAAACACATAATATGCCAGTAGGAAGATCATATGATGATTTGGTAACTAAAGCAATAGAATTTAATTTAGCTATTGTAAATCAAGTTTATTTAAATGAGCTAGAACCATCACAAGAAGAAAATGAAAATTCTCAGATTGTTGAAATAAAGCCTTTGAATACAGTATTACCAACTGTACAAAAAAGATTAAAAGCAAGACCACTTCAAAGAGGCTTAAGTGATTCGATAACTAAAGGTGATTTAGTTTTATTTTGTCAAATAAACAAAAAAGTTTTTTATATAGGACCTCTGAATACATTTAATCAACCCAATGTGTCGCCAAATCATTTTTTCTCACAACAACAAACAAACAAAGGTTTACTTGAATCAAATGTGACTAACGATTTTGGTTACGGTGTTGAGTATCCATTTATAGGAATAAGAAAACTATCTAAATCAACAAAACCAATATTAGATAAATTAAGTTTTGAAAGATATAACGCATCTAAACACTCAGATTTTATACTAGAGGGTAGGCATGGTAATGGTATTAGAATTGGTTCAAGATCAATAAATCCAATAATAAACATAAGTAATAATAATTTTGGTTCTGAGGAATCTTTAACACAAGGTTCTTTAATTTCTATGTTATCCAATGGTTCTTTAGCACAAAATTTTAGTGATATTAATTTTAGATTGTCAGTAGATACACCAACTGAAGAAGTAAATAATTATACAATAAATGGTGGTAATGATGCTACAGAGAATTTTTATAAATATGATTATTCAGTAGAAATTGAAGAAGAAACAGAGAAGATTGAATTTGACCAAATTATAATGTTTTCTGATAGAATTACTTTTGATGCTAGAAGCACAACTGCTGGAGACTTTACTGTGTCAGCAAACAACAACATAAATTTTGGAGCCAGAAAGAATTTCACTTTGAATAATTCAGGTTACTCAGTTATTAATTCTGGTAATATTTATTTAGGAAAGGAAGCTAAAAATAGAACTGAACCTATGGTATTAGGAAATCAGTTAAAAGAATTATTAATAAGTATTGTGGAAATATTAAGAGATTCAAGAGCGTTAGTACAAGGAGTACCAGTTCCTCTTGTTAGACAGGACTCTAGTCCGATATTAACACAAGTAGAAGCAATATTAGGTAATTTAAATAATGAATATAAACCAGAGGTTGACATAGAGGATCCCAATAATCCTAATCCAATTGCAGATAGGTCAATTGGTGGTCCTTCTTTCTTTAGTAATCATTATTTTATAGAACCAAACAGACCAAATGAAACACAGGAGAATGTATAAATGAAGGTTAATATATTTAAGAAATTAATAAGAGAAGTAGTTAGAGAAGAGTTAGATTATAAATTTTCTGCACTTGAAAAAAAGTTAGATGAAGTGTTAGTTAGCAGTAATTCTAATAGTATAGTAGAAGATAGAGCGCCACAACCTACCGCATCATCATACAAAAAGATGATGGCAAATCCAGTACAGACTGATAAATCAGTCGCTCCTTTGACTAAAGATTCTATTCTGAATGACATCTTAAATGAAACTGCAGCAGCTGGTGATTGGAAAAACATTGATAGGGAAACTGAAGTTAAATCTGTAAAAGATAGTACCCAAAATTTACCCGACCATTTGGCAGATGCTTTCAATAAAGATTATTCTCAAGTAATGCAAAAAGTAGAAGAAAAAGCAAGGTTTAAGAATGGGGCTTAAAACAGACATAGAGCAAGCATATATTGATAATTTTGGTCAATCAATTTATGACCAAACTACTCAATCACAAAAAGATAAACTATCTCGATTAGCAGAGGATTTAACCAATGCTATTAGTTCATTTATTCAAGCACAGACATTTACTGTTACTAAATTACAAGCATCTCAACAAGGTGTTTCAACTACACCAAGCCTTACTACACCAACTGGTATACCACAACCACCAAGTACGCCTGCGATTCCATCTAATATACCTCCACTTGTAATACCAAATATTACTGTTAAGATTGACGAAGATGGTTTAGCAACAGATAACGCCGGTAGTAAAACTGAATCCTTACAAAGTCAAGTTAGACTTAAAAATGTAGAACCAGAGAGTCTTTCATAATGCCAATACTAGATAGAAGAAAAGATAGATTTATTGACGACCAAGACAAAAGAGTCTCAGTAGGAATAGACTTTCCTCTCGCAAGAGTTGGTGGTGGTGATGGATATTTTAAAACTACCAAGACTACTGTAGAATCTATTAAAAATAATATTAAACTTCTTTTACAAACAGAGCAAGGAGAAAGGCTTTTCCAACCAGCTTTGGGTATGAACTTGAGAAGTGTTTTGTTTAATCAAATAACAGAAGATTCAAGAATAGAAATTGAAAATAACATAGTTGACACATTTAATACTTGGTTACCTTTTGTAGAGTTGAGGCAAATAGATGTTGATACTGGTAGACAAGACCAAAATCAAATTAAAATAAATATAACATTTAATATAAAGAGGGCACCCAATTCTTTAGATAGTGTTCAAGTTACATTTGATGGTGTTGGTGGTGGAGACATTACAACAACTGAAACAACTGCTGGAGTAACAACTAGCGGAACAACAAGTGGTGGAGCTTACTAATGGCATATACAGACAAAGAAAAGTTAATTCCGACAAATGTAAACTATACAAGTAAAGATTTTAGTTCTATAAAAGCTGACTTAATTGAATATACTAAATCTTATTTTCCTGATACATATAAAGATTTCAACGAGACATCACCTGGTATGATGTTAATAGAATTATCAAGTTATGTTGGTGATGTACTTTCATATTATATTGATTACAATTATAAAGAAAATCTGTTAGCAACAGCAACTGAAAAAAGAAATATAAGGAGATTGGCAGAGTTCTTAGGTTACAAGGTAGAAAATAAAACTCCATCAGTTGTGAAGTTAAAGGTAACAACAACAATAGATGCTGATTCAACAACAGGTGAGCCAAAATATGGAGAGGCACCAAACCCTATAGACTCTGGCTTACAAGTTGCATCAAATATTGATTCAGAAATTTTATTTGAGACAACTTCAGAAATAGATTTTACAGCAAGTGGTTCTGGCGAGACTGGTCAAGATCCTTATGTGAGTGCACCAACACTCGATGCTAATGGTGAAGCTTCTTCTTATACTTTAACAAGATATGTTAGAGCTGTATCTGGTAAAACCAAAACAAAATCCTTTACAATCACTAGTCCCACTAAATTTTTAGAACTAGATTTAGGTGAGGATAACATAGTTGAGATTTTAAATTGTACAGATGCTTCAGGACAAAGGTGGTATGAAGTAGACTATTTAGCACAAGAAAAAGTTTTAAAAGAAACGCACTATACTGATGATTCTACTAGAGAAACTGCATACGATCAAGGAGATGCGACCACAGACACTTCACTTGTTCCAATTCCTTATGTCGCTGAGTATATCAGAACAAATAAAAAGTTTATTTCTAAATTTAATGAAGATACCCAAACATATAAAGTTCAATTTGGTAATGGTCTATTTAGATTTGCCAACACAGGTTCAAATGTTGATCCGGTTGAACAGGCTGGTGTTACTATAAATGGAACAAGTGTAGCTAATCTTGGTGCTATTAATCCCACTATAGCTAATAATCTTAATTTAGGTGAAACACCTTCAAATACTATTTTAACTTTTCAATATAGAGCTGGTGGTGGAGCTGAGTCAAATGTTCAAGCTGGAGAACTTACTACTGTAAATAACGCGCCATCTGGCGTTTCAATAACTGTAACTAATGATGAACCTGGTGTAGGTGGAACTGATGGGCAAACTGTTGATGAGATAAGAAATAACGCTTCTGCTTTTTTCGCGACACAACTTCGTTGTGTAACTAAAGAAGATTATACTGCCAGAATACTTAGTTTACCACCTAAGTTTGGTAGTATTGCAAAAGCCTATGTACAAAGATTGACACAAGGTCTACTTGTTTCTACTCTTTCTTACAATCAAGCAAAACAACTTGTACAATCACCACAATTAATTTTACAGAATGTAGCAATTTATTTAAATCAATTTAGAATGATAAACGATCAAGTAGATTTTGGATTTAGTTTAAATGATACTATATTTTCTGGTTATTTTATAAATTTTGGAGTTCGTTTTGTCGTAAATTATGATAGAAGATTTAATCCTACCGAAGTAAAATTAAATGTAATTGATACCATAAAAGATTTTTTTAAGATTGAAAAAATGCAGTTTAGACAAGGTATTAATATGAACGATTTACAATATAACATATTAGGTTTGGATGGTGTAATAGGTATTAAAGAATTAAAATTATTTCAAGATGGAAAGGCTAATGACTATGCTGAAGGTAGAAAATTTTATTATTACAAAGCTGATGGTGAAGTTATAGGAGAGGATAGTAACTACGGTTTTCAATATAATTTTGAAAATGCCTTACAAGATGGTATATATAGACCATCAAGTCAACCTGCTGTATTTGAGTTAAGAAATCCAAACCAAGACATTTATGGGAAAGTAATATAATGCATAGATATTTTTTTATAACGAAAGACGCCTTCATTAGTAGTGGTTCGAATACAATTACAGGTGAAGATTTTAAAAATAAAAACACAGGACAAGATGAGATTTTAGAATTAAAAAAAGTTTTTTTTGATAGAGGTTTTCACTATCCAACTCGTGTATTATTACAATTTGATACTGATGAAATTAAAAATTATATAACCGCATCAAATGTACCTAGTGATTATAAACTACATCTTAGACTTTATGAAACTGAAGGCACAAGCGGATTATCAGAAGAATATACAATTGCTGCTTATCCAATAAGTGAATCTTGGACAGAGGGTGTTGGTAAAGAATCAGACGATCCTAAAACAACAGATGGTTGTAGTTGGAAACATAGGTCTTTTCCACAAGGTGGTGCTGAAGTGGATTGGGTTGATGCTGGTGGGACTTATATTGCAGGTGATGAAGTAACACAATCATTTTCGTCAGAATCACCTGACATTAATATGGACATAACTTCTGTTGCTAAAAAATGGTTTAATGGAGATAATGAAAATTATGGTTTGTTAGTAAGACTATCTGGTAGTAGAGAAACATCAACTGGAAGTTTTGAAGATTTAAAATTTTTCTCAAGACAAACTAATACGATATACTCACCTAAAATAGAATTAAAATGGGATGACAATATACCCGCTACTGGTTCAAATACAGGCAGTTTAACTGCTTTAGATGTAACTGGTAATGTTGAAAATTATCTTTATCCTATGCATCTTAGAGGTTCGTACAAGGAGAATGAAACTGTTAAATTTAGATTCGGTGCTCGTAAAAGATATATTCAAAAAACATTTTCTACATCGACTCAAACAGTAAGTGGTAGCTACATACCGTTTCCCTCAGGTTCTTACTCTATCATTGATATGGCAACGAATGAGTCAGTCGTTCCCTTTAGTTCATATACAACTATGAGTTGTGATACTGTGTCAAATTATTTTACACAAGATTTGAATGCGTTTGAACCTAATCGAGCTTATAAAATTTTAATCAAGGTAAACCATAACGATGGTCAGGAGATTATATACGACAACGATTTTGAATTTATACTTAGGACATAACAATGCCTTATCATAGACCTTCAGGCACACAATCTGGTTTAAATATACAATCACCTCTTAGTTCACCTGGTCAAACTGGTTTATCTTTTAGTCCATCAACAACGAGTTTGTCTTTTCAAGCTCCTACTTCTCCTGCAGCTGGATTAACTTTTGCTGGATTTGCACCACCACGGTCACAAACACAAACAACTATAAGTCCTCCAACTGCACCTTTAGCACCTTTAGCACCAACACAAACATTTACTCAGACTCAAGCAGCTAGACAAACCACTACAACTACACAGACTCAACAGACTGCTCCGACACAGACTACAACTCCAACACAGACGATGACGCAGACTCCGACACAAACTACTCCACCTGCACAACAGACTACGACTCCGACACAAACTACTCCACCTGCACAACAGACTACGACTCCGACACAAACTACAACTACAACCGAAACGCCTAATATTTTAACTGCACAAATTATGTTGGCACAAACTTTTAATTATAATAGGTGGACTTATGTTACTGGTACTGCTAATGATGAAAGTTTATTTTCATTTTTACAAGAGGGTATGCCAATTACTATATCTGCGGGACAACCAACTGGCACGACAACACCTGTTGTACAGTATAGTGGTAATGATACCCAACTAGATTATCCTTTTAGTTTACCTTTTACTTTTGATGGATACCACGGTGCTGAACCAGAAAACAATAATTTTAGAAATCAAGTTGATTTATTAGAAGGTAACGGTCAAATAACAATAGATGATGGAACTTTTCCAAGTGGCACAGGAACTTTAGAAGACATACAACCTAGATCTAATATGGTTAATCCTTTTGCTAATGGTGGAGCAAAGGTTAACATAACAGTTGATTTTACTGGTTATGATACCACACCACCAGCAGATGAAACCCAAATACAAGATAGTGAGGGAGATGATATTCTTCAAGAAGATGTCTTTGGTTGTACTGATGAAAATGCGATAAACTATAATGAAGATGCAGACGAAGATGATGGAAGTTGTCAATATTTGGGATGTACTGATCCTAATGCTGAAAACTTTGATAATATGGCGACAGAAGACGATGGAAGTTGTATTTATGCCGATGAGCCTGTTTTTGGTTGTACTGATCCTTTAGCAAACAACTATAATGAAAATGCTACCGAGAATGATCCTAATAATCCTTGTACATATGATCCACCACAACAACAATTTACCGGCGGAACTGCTGGTTGTAAAGATGAAAATGCTACTAACTACGATCCTGATGCTCCTTTTACTAACAATGAACTTTGTGAATATGAGGGGTGTAATGATCCGACTGCAACAAATTATTTTTTCAATTTATATCCTGACTTATCCCAAGAAGATTTAGGAGAAAGATTTACACCAATTAATGCTTCGTGCCAATACGAAGAGGAAGTCAGCACAGAGGAACAACCATCAAATCCAATAGTTGCGAATTATACAACAGATGAGTTTAATACAGATGAAGATGGAAATTATATTGCTTGGGTATTTTTGACTAATCCAACTCAACAATATTTTGGTTCTTTTCACGAACACCAAGACGGCACATTCATGATTGACACCGAAGACGAGATGACAGACGATGATGTTATAATACAACTTGTCCTAAGTAATCCTGTCACTAATACTGGTCTTGAAGCCACAGAAACAAGCTTATTGTTTTTCAAAGAAAGTGGCGAACAATATTTAGGTATTTATCATGAGCATGAGGATGGAACTTTACATATAGGTTCTGCTGTTGAGGGAGAGTATCATTTAGAAGATATAATAGACGAAGAAATAATAGAGTCAAGATTTGATTTTAGAACATTACAAGATGTACGAGAAGTTGTAAGTGACATATTCTATCAACTTTGGTTTGAGAGTAACACACTAACACCGAGTGAAGTAAGGTCAATGCAAACCACCATACGAGATGGTATAAAACAAACTGGTCGTGGTGAGGATGAGCCATTAGTATTTTTTAAGAAAGATAGAAATACTTTAGAAAACAGAGATGACTTAGTTGGAGAAGATTTCAATAATATATGTCAATACATATACGACAATGGATACGATCCTTTTAGTGATTTGGTCAAACAAAAATTTACCTTATATGTTCCTAATGAGCCAAACTCTGATGGAGATTTAGATTATTTTATAAATTTTGTAAAAGAGAGTGGTGAGATATTTAGTGTAAAGATAGCGACAAAAGATTCGGATGGTAATTTTACAGATGTTTTAAATTTGAGTCAATTAACAACACCCATAATTGGTGCGAAAAAAATTAATCCAAACCTTGCTAGAGAGATTTTAGATACAAACATATTTGAGTTACTACCATCACAGTCAACTCGTCAAACACAGATAGATAATTTTTTTCAAGAGTTTAATGAATTATTAGGAGGCCTTCCTAATTTTCAAGACCTTGACGGTGATGGTTTGGCTAGAGAATTAACAACAGAAGATGATGGTTTAGATTTTAACAATCGTATAAGTAGTGGAGACTTCCCTAATGCCTTCATAACAAGATTAAATCAACAAGCAAATAACATTAATGTAGGTAAGACTCTTGAAACTATGAGAGACAGATTGAATGAATATCTTGTAGACATCACTCCTTTACCTGGTGGTTTAAGTAACACGGTACAGAATACAGGTGTTGAAAATATTGGAGGAACAGATTCAGGTGCTGATACACAGGCAGACGAATTAGATATTGGTATTGCTGATAATAGACCACTTTATGAAAACAAATCTAGTGGTTTTTTAAAGATTAGAAAACCAAATCAAGCAATTATATTAAGAGCACCAGGCGATGCTGAGTTGGAATTTCAAAAAAATGACTCTTATTTAGTTGATGGTTTTACCATAACAATGTGGGTACGATTTGTAAGCAAAACATCAGAGGGAACTTTATTTAATTTTCGTAATCCTTTAGAAGTAGATGGTGAGGGAATAAGATTAGAAACAAGAACTAATTTAGATAGTAATGGTAATTTTAAAAGATGGATTAGATTAGCAGTCAGAGAGGGTGATGGGACTTTACGAGACAATCATTGGGGTGTAGAAAATAGAGCTAGAAGAACTGTTAATCAAAGTAGTCCTATTGATTTTTATGCTGTTACCGATATACATCAACTTTATCCTCAAGTATCAACTGATAATTTAGATGAATGGTACTTTATCTGTGCTACATATGATCCTCTTATTTTAGAGGATGATGAAGACAGTCAAATTTTTCTTAACGATAAACAATTTTGGTTAAATCATAGAAATCCATCAACGGGTGATTTAGAAGCCAAAACTTCATTTGGGGCTAAATGTAAAGTTGAATTGATAAGTCGCTCGGATTTATTTAGAGCTCGTGGGTTTAGATTACCTGGTGAAAACTTAGGAAGTAGAAGGGCTACTGAATCAGATTTTTCAACACAAACCTCAACCTCAACCAACTTTCCAGCAGAAATAGCAACTGGTAGAGTCAGATTAGATGGTGACGATGCTTCAGTATGGAAATATGTGGCAGGCTCTATAAATGATAATGAATACTTAACAAGAATACAACCTAATATGACCTTGATTTTATTTATACCTCAGTCTGGAAATCAAGTTGAAATACAAATAAACTCTATAGACCTTACCACTGGTCAAATTACTTTAGATACAGCGGTAGCAGGTGCGGAGCAAGGACAGGAATTAGATTTTCAAATTAATTTGTCCTTAATATCAGATGGCTAATTTTACTAAACCAGAAAACTTGATTAATCAAGCTCAACAATCATTAGGTCCTTTTAATGAGGGTAATGAACAACATGGAATAACCCTTAGAGTTTTTCAACCTGATAGAGGTTTGGATGTTGAGTATTTTAATAGAAATAGTAGTGAAGCAGCTAATAATTCTTCTCGTGTTGTAACATCAGAAGAGAGTCAAGCAGAACCACCAAGTGATGGTAATCGTGATAAAAGATTAACTTTAGGTACTCAGACTTTTAACGATAGAGGTATGTGGGAAAATATTAATTATAACGAGTCCTCACTTCAACCATATATATCAGATGAAAACCCAAAATCATTGACTCCTTCAACATTACCAACGACAATTATCGATACAGATGATGGTACAATTTTTGATATAAAATCTCAGAAACCAGCATTTACATCAACTCAATTAGATTATTCAGTTGATGCAATACCTTTCGTTTTAAATCCAGATAACAATAACGAAATAGTGAGAGTTGATAGATATTACGACAAAGAAATAGATCCGATAAATTACAATTTAGCTACAGATGGTAAGATAAATTATTATTTATTTTTATTAGAATCGGGTAGACTACTAGATGAAGAAGTTATGAAAAATATAGATTTGTATCAGATACGAAATCCAAAACTACCAACAAATAATGGCTTTCCATCAAATTTTGCCAAACAGAAAGATAGTGATGATAAGGACATACCTGATAGGGGGTTTTATATATTTAACCTTAATTGGGGAGATGGTAGTGAATCTGAATTTACAGATAAACCAAAATTGTTAGAAGCTACAACTTTATTAGAACACCTTTATAAAAAACCTGGTTTTTATTCTATCACTGGTGTGATATATCAATATGTAGCTCCAAATCGTGGTATAAAACAATATGAAAGGTTTCAAACAAATATATTATTAAATCCATCAGAGGACTATGAAATAAATTTATTTAATTATAATAATTTCGCAACAATAGGTGGTATAAGTCCTAACTCATCTTTAGTTAAATCTGCTTACAATTTGGTGGGTATAGATCCAAAAAATCCTACAAATATAAATAAATCAAACTTAAATAAAATACAAAATTTAAATTTATTAGACAAACTACAATTGTTTAATTTTTTGACTAAAGTAAGAGATAACAATCTTGGACAATTTGATGAAATTATTATTCCTTATTCACAAGAGATAGACGACATTTTATTAGCAATTTTCCCTTCAGATGTTTATGGTTGTAATACAATAGGTGCTGACAATTATGGTTTACTTTCTGATGGCACACCATTTCTTGATGAGAACGAGGACATTATTAACATTTTACCGAGTGAATCATTAGTCAATGCCGGTTGTGTATTTACTTTCAGTATAAATCTTGAAATATATGGTGAAAGTTTTGCTGGTAATGTTATCGCTAGACGAGGAGATATTAATGTAATACAAGGGGGGGATATAGACGATAGTTTAGAGAACACAACTTCATTTCATTATGATTTAACAACCAACATAGGTGAAGATTATCCACAAATAAGCCACACAGAATTCACACAAACTTTAGCCACACAAACTATTGATACTAGTAAATTTGTTTTATTAGAGGCAGATGATCCTGATAATGGTGATTTTGCTTATTGGCATATGCCAGAGGATGGCAGTATTAGATGGGCTAAAGTGATGCAAATCGCAGGAGAGCGAGCCATTTTAGGTTCTAATGGTTTTGGAACACTAGAATCAGATTTGACTTCACCTTTAATTTTGATACAATTAATAGAATCACCTAGTGGGACTAATTATGAAGATAAAACAATAACTGCTGTTTGGGGACAAGAGTTGGATGTGCCTGATTATGACCATCATGTAGAGATTACTTTTGTAAGTAATCCACCAAATGGTGGCACAATACAAGGACCAGACCAGATACTACCGTTAACTCAATATACTGAAATGCCAAGTGGTGTCAGTACAAGAGGTGAAAGAACTGCTCAATTCAATGCAGTTGGTTCTGTAGGTGCTTTACAAAGTTGGTCTTGGACAGGCACAACATATCCAACACAACAAAATCCAAATGGCACCGAGATAACTAACATTGATCGTATTGCTGGTGAAGAATCAAGCCAGTTTGTGACTGGTACTCTTTGGAAATATGAATCTGATGGTCAGTTTATTTTAAGTGTGTTAAATCCAAGTCGTGAAATAGGTCAAGAAATAATAGGAAGTGTAATGGTTTTAGATGGGGGTGCTAGTTTTGAAATAGAAGATTTCTCGGATGGTCAATTGACACTAACTGGCGACACTTCAGGTATAGAAGTTGGTTTCACACCTTTCTCGATTGATAGTGATGTTCTTAACTTAAGATTCTTTGAGACTGGTGCTTACACGATTACCGCTAATTGGTTGATGCCTCCACCACCACCTTGGGCTGGTGGACTGTTTTATTTTTCAGCATATAATGAACAAGGTGTACCTCTTACAATAACTGTTAATAAGATAAATCCACAAAATCCTAATGTGGTTATTGAAACTAAAACCGTCTTTTATGATGGAACTGCTTCAACAAATGAACAAAACGAGGGATTTAGTTCAGATGGTCAACCTTGGCAAGATGAATTTTCTGTATTGGAAGTAGGTGAGGTATACCAAATAGATATTTCTTATAATGAATTAGAATATGAATTTTTGAATAATGTGGTTTGGACAGGTTATAATGGTAACAATTCTGGTTGGTTGTCTTGGACAGATATGGGTGGTGATGTCAATAGTCAATCTCCGATTTTAACAATACCTGATTTATTAACAGATGTCGGTCAATTTGAAAGAGTAGCAACCATTACACCAGGATTATTTGTCGAAAGAAACTTAACACCAGATTTTGTTAATGGTATTATAACAAAAGGTGAGGACTCGTCAGAGTGGCAATATGTAACAGATTCAGCTAATGATGAAAGCTTACTTGCTAATATTATTCCAAATACAGGAATATTGTTAAGTTTAACAAATGAATCTAATGATAATTTACTGAATCAATATGATGATGAAAGTTTAACAGAACTATTAGACTTGATAAACGATGAGGCTTCTGGTGGTGTATATAATGCTGGAGAAGGACCATTAGGTTCTACAATTACAAATTCTCCTAGTGAAGAAGATAATTTGATAAGGCTAAATTTGACAGATGAACAAGAGAGTATTTTTAATCAACTTCCTTCTGGCGTTCAATTTTATTTCAATGTAGATTTGGCATTTGTTGAAGAAGAAACTGAACAACCAGAACAAATTATTGTTGGTGAGGCTCGTAAATTTAATTCTGAAGCAGTCAATGTTTTAGCACTTACTAATGTAATAGAAAATCAATACCTACAACCTGCTATAGAAGTCGGTATGGTTATTGAACTTTATTATGGTGGTTCAACAGGACAATTTATAATTAGTGATTTTAATTTTAATGATCCTAATCAATATTATGATTCAATTTCAATACAAAAAATGCCAGAACCATATGCTCCTCCTTTAAGTGAGGCAAATCCTTGGGCAAGTGCTACATTTGATTCAGGTGGACAGTTGTCAAATGAAACATTTAATTTTTCTATAAATGTCTCTGATGGTATTTATGATCCTACTCAGACAACTACAGAAATAGAGCCAGAGCCAAATTTACTTATCGGTACTGTTGAAAAACGACCACAGGCTAATGATAGATTACGAGTCATATCTTTAAGTGGAACTATTCAAGAAAATTTACCAATAGATACAATAGTGGCTGGTATGAATATAACTCTCTCGACAACAGAGTTTAGTGAAACACTCGTTGTTAGTGATACACAACCAAACGATTTTCAATTTAATGTGATAGGACAACTCGGAACACTTGAGGGTTCAAACTTTATTAATATACCAGCTGGCACCGTTCTTGATTATGAAATTGATCTTAATGAAGAGGTTGGAAGTGTACCTATTCTTGGTTGTACAGACAATACAGCAGATAATTATAACCTTTTTGCTAACATTGATGATGGTAGTTGTGTTTACACTTCAACACTAAATACTGGTGATGTAGTAGCTACTATTGAGAGAGGTGGTGAATTTGGATTACCCAACAATACTGAAAACCAAGTTCAATTTGAAAACGGACAAAGTGAAACTTATTTAAGTTCTGGTACTGATATAAATATGATAGCCACAGTTCAAGAAGAGGACCCAAATCACGAGTATGATTTTGTAAATTGGGAGTTTGCAGTTCCAATAATGGCTGAGTATGCTCAAATAATAAATCCAAATGACAGAACTGCAACATTAAAATATATCAATCCAACTGGTGAAACACAAGAGGTTACGGTGATAGGTATTTATTCAAGAACTGATAGGATTATTAGAGGTTGTACAACACCTGGTGATGCTAATTACGATCCTAATGCTACTATTCATAATGAAGATGCGTGTGCTGGGGACACCGGTGATATTATGGGTTGTACTAATGATAGAGCTACAAATTTTAATCCTCTAGCAAATGCCGATGATGGAAGTTGTATTATCGAGGGTTGTATGGATCCTGGTGCTGATAATTTTGACGAAGAAGCAACACAACAACCTATAGATATTCCTGGTCAACCACCCGTTTGTATTTATAGAGGTTGCACAGACCAAGGTGCTACTAACTACGATCCTAATGCGAATCAAGATGATGGTAATTGTATGTATCCAGCAGATCCATCTAGTAGACAATCACCAAATAGTCAATCACCAGGTCCTGTACCAGATTTACCTGGACCTTAATAATTTGAGATTGGAAAGAAATGGCTAAAATACATAACGGATATATAAATCAAAATTTAAAAAACACATTTAAAGATACAGGTTTAAATAATTTTGATTTAGCAACAACGAGACTTTATAAAGGTGTAAAACCTATGTGGGAGCAACTTGGTTTTGAAAATAATAGTTTTGATGTACCAGAAGAACATATTTATTGGCAGAACATAATACCAAGTAATTGGGATTTTTCTAATTTAACAGGTGTATCAGTTCAGTTAGAATCAACAATTATAAATGATGTCGATATGGTTTATTTTATAGCAACAGTTGACGGTGATGTTGAACAGGAATGGGAAGGTGGTTTTCATTATCCTATTTTACCACCAGTAAATAAAAATGGAAATTTTGAAGGAGTATTAGACACAGAAACTTCTTATGGTGATTCTTCAGCACCTGTCGCTAATTTAAATGCTGTTGATGACAACTTAATTTTAGACATAGATTTTGAACAAACAACAACTGATGATTTGAGTGATAAAACAGAGATAAATAATATAGAGTATAGTAAAGATTTTCAATTATCACTTGATGAAGATTTTAGATTAAAAACAGATACCTTTCAAATACCAGATGGTGTTGAAAGAGAACTATTTGAGCAGGCATTTTAATGGCATTTACAAAAAAAGAAGATTATCCATCAGTTAGAAAACCTGGTGTGTATTTAGAAGAATCTGATGAAAGGTTAGGTTTAAATACTAGCGATTTAGAAAAATTTTCTTTAGGCAATTGGAACTCAATTGTAAGAGATGATAAAGCTTATTTTTCATTAGGTAGAGATGATAACATTGTAGACATTATAAATAGAAATACTCAATATCAAGGTAGACCAGTTGGGATAGAGTTTATTAGGTCTAGTGATCCCCAATCTTTGTCAAGTTCAGGTACATTACCATTTTACTTTGTTCAACTTGCCGTAGTAACTGGTATGCCTGATTATCTACCATTATACCCATCACCACATACTGGGGATTTTCTACCTACTCAACCTCAAATAGTTAGAGTTATACCAGAATATTACAATGATGTCTCACCTCAGGTTTTTGTGTCTTATACGAGAGAACAGTTTTTTGATGAAGTAAATTTCTTGTATTCAGTATTTAGTTCAGAAGCCACCACAGCACAAAATTCAATAATAGATGATTTTAAAAATTATTATAATTTTAGCCTAAAACCAAATGTTATATCATTACTTAATGATGTTAGTGAGAATTTTGTTGATTTTGTAAATTCAAACTCTAAAGCTTATATTCCCGAGAATTCAGATGTAGATTATAAACCTGGTGATTCGATTATTGAATATCCTTTTTTAAATGCGAAGTTGGATGAAGTTTTTGTAGAGGGATTACAAAATTCAATAACTGATAATTCAATTTTTTTCAATCCAGGTTATTTTGGTCTACAAGCTGGTGAGGATGGACCTATTTTTCCTGAAGATGTTGGAGGACCTCTTCCTACGGCTATATCTACAATAAAAAATGATTTGAATCCTGAAGAAAAATTAGTTTATGTAATTCAACCTTTTTTAGACTTTCCAACTAAATTATCAGACGGTACTGTTTTCGTTCCACCTGATAATTTTGATGAAAAAGCTAATTTTATACGATTAAGAGATTTTTCAAAAGAAATTGGCACAACAGGTGATGGTGTTTCGACACGAATGAAAATTCTAAATAAAGATGAAGATAATAATACTACTTTTTTTATTAACACAGTTACCTTTGAGTCAACATCAACAGTTTCAACTCCTTCGATTGGTGGTATTCCGAGTGTAAATGTATCAAGTTTACCAGGTACAGGATTTTTAGAATCTACCAATGCATTTGAGTTTGTATCAGCTAATATAGAAACATTAAAAAGGTGGGGACATCCAAATTATTCTAGAAGTATACCTGTTTTACAATTTGAAGATGTTGATTATGAAATACCTGAGTTTGAGGTTTCGTGTACGGCGGCTAGAGGATTTAGTCAAGAACAAGATAGTGATGTTAGAACAGAATTACTTTATTATAATCCTAATGATGAGCCAGGTAATTTTTTAGACACTTCATATCCAGTTGAAGTTGAATTAACCATAAAACCATTTTTTGCGGATGGGAGAACTACTTTCACAAATACACCAGCTAATTTATTAAATGATGATGTATTTAATATCTTTTATGGAAACCCACCAGAGGGATTTACTTTAAGAGATTATTACCAAGGAAATAAATTTGTTTTTGATAGTTATTTTTTTTATGAAGTAATTCAATGGGGGGACGAAAAAAGATTATTATCTGATGAAGATATACAAAATTCGTTCTACTTTAAACCTTATGAGCAAGAGGGTGATTTTGATTATGAAAATTTCTTTGCTAAAAAACTTAGTCAAAAAGAATCGGATGCAATTGCTATGGGGATAGGTTATGATGATGGATCGTCTTTTAGTTATTTCCCAAGTAGACACACATACAACACACCTGGTGTCAAGGAAATAAAAATAATAGTTTATCGGTATATGAAAGAATTACCAATTGTAACACAAACAATATTAGTAACAAAAAATGTAATTGTAAATGATGGTACTTTATTAAGTCAAGACTTTGAAATATTTGGAGGAACTGATTTTAATTTTTTACCAATCAAAGAAAATCAAGCCACAATCGGTGGACTAAGTGATGATTCAGAATATAATAAATCTATAACAAAAATTTTAAAAGACGACAATTTTATTGATGAAGATTATTTAACAAAAAGGTCAGCAGAACAATATAATGAAGATTACGACTCTGGTCTTTTAGGTCAAGGACCTGGTAATTTAGATATTGGTCAAACAAGAGTTTTTACAAAACCTTTTGACATCTATGATTTCATAACTAATAATAGACAGGCTATTGCTGATAATGATTTTGTAATTAATAGTTTACCAATCAATAGTTCTGCTACTAACATATTTATTAATAGTAATGATTGTGTTGTGGATTTAAATCCTGAGAATAATGAATTTCTAACAATACAAAATCAAGCTGGGTTAAGCGAACAAGGTGTCTTAGTCGGAGACTTTGCACTTACTGTACAAAATGGCTTGGTCAAAAGACAGGCTACAATGCAAATTGCCCTTAGAGATAAGGCAAAAGATAAACAGGCATTTTAATGGAAATATTAAGAGCATACGATAATCAAACTTTAGAGTTAATATCAAGTAACACAGATTTTACTTTTTCAGAGTCAGACTTACAAAACGGAGAAATAAAATTATCTATTTTTTCTGAAGTAGGTTCTTTTTTAGATTCGACTGCCTTAGATTCAGGTCTTAATGATTTTTATGTAAAAGAAAGTAGTTTGTTTTTAAAACCAAATGAATATTTAGATAGGTCTGGTATATCTGAGGGTAACTATAATTTACAATATGATTTTTTAAAAATATTAAATACAAATGGTTTTTTCATATCTCAAATTTCACCTAGTAGAAAAGAAATAAGAATAACACTTAGAGAAGATGAAAACATTTTATCGATAAGTAATGATAAACAAACTGAAATTACTAATTTTTTAAACGAAAATCAAAGTAGTTATAATTTTAATTCTTTCTTAGAATTATCTCAAGGTCGTTTAACACCAATTAATGGATATGCCTTTGACAATGTAACAAATAATAGAAGAAGTTTAATACTTAAATTAAATGAAATATTACCAAATGATATTTCCGTATACCAAACAAATTTTCGTATAGTAAATAAATTTTTAGCATCCCAAACAGAAACAATATTTTTTATTGACAGAGAAGGTCTTGCAGTTAGTGGGTTGGGATTAACAATTGATGAGGGATACTCAACAGAACCGACATCAGTAGATGATTCTTATGGTAATTACAATGATATATCTGGTTCTGTTACAGAAAACCTTATTTCTGAAATAACTAGAAAGCAAAGAGATTTAAATTTAAATATTGATTATAAAAAATTTGATAATCATGTACACTTTGGTTCTGCTAAATCTAAATTACAAAAATTTAGAAATAAAGCTGAAGACCTTGAAGGGTTATATACCCAAATAAGTGCCTCTTTGTCTTTTACAAGTAGTTTAAAAGTTATAGAAAAAAGAAAAGATTTATTTAAAGAGGTTAGAAAAATACAAAAACAATTTACACATTATGAACATTTTATGTATAATGATGGTCAGAGTTATTCGACATCTTCAGCACCTGGTATCGGAAGTAATTTAGCTGGTAACGATTATTCTAATAATGTTGATAATAGTTTTACAAAACTAGATGCTGGATTTGATGGATTTGATAGAGTATATAAAAAATCCGAAAATGGATTTATACATATGTTTACTGATGTTTACAATGTAGAGAATCCACCGTTTTACAATTCTAATGACTTCTTTTATCTTTCATTTATTTTAAGAGGTGGTGGAGGTCTAAGTGAATTTAAATTAAACATAAGTGGTGGATTGGCAAATCAAAACTATAACACAACAGGCGGAACAACTTTGGGTAATTATGGTTACAACAATTACCAACAAATACCATTCAATGCTTGGAGTGGTTCTGCTTTATTGAATCCACAATCAACAGGATCTCAATACAGAAGATATATATTTAGAGCACAACAAAACTATTTCAGACCTAACTCTGATAATAAAATTATTGACCATGATTTTACATATGTAGAAGATGCATCTTTTTGGGAAATATTATCTGGCTCTAATGTAATTTCAGCCTCTACGAGTGGTTCATTTGGAGACGATTATGCCTATGGTATATTAGACCAAACAGGTGTATTTACAAGCAATTTTTTTCCATCACAATATGGTGAAGATGGAACTTTAAGTGAAAATCAAGTAACTGCGTCAATTCTTCCACAAGGTGATTTATTTCCAATTTTTACTCAAGCTGCTGGTGATAAAGAAGCTATTTTTACAGATGTTGTTGTCACAAAAAATAATCCGACAAATATACATCCCTTTTCGAAAATTTATAGACCACCTAGTGGCAGTTTTGCTGGTTCATCAGAATGGAACGATTGGTATAACACGATGGAAAGTATCGCTGAAAACTATGATAATGATAACATTTATTCACTTGTAAACAATTTACCAAGTTTTCTTAAAAGTGGAGATGAACATCAAACTCTAAGAGATTTTGTAAATATGTTGGGGGAACAATTTGATTTGTTAAGAAGTTATATTGATAATTATCACAACATTTACAGACTAGGATACAAAAACCCTAACTCAATACCCGATGATCTTTTACCAATAATTGGTGATTCTCTTGGATTTAATTTAAAAAACCCATTATCTGGTAGTTTAGAAAATTATTTAGAAGGTACTAAGGGTGACGAGGTTGGAGAGAAAAAAGCCATATCTGCTCTTTGGACAAAAATATTAAATAATTTAATTTACATTTATAAAACTAAGGGGACACAAGAGAGTCTAAACACTTTATTAAATTTATATGGATATGAAACAAATGCATTTGGTTTAACAGAATATGGTGGTTCTACAGAAGAACATAATCCATCAGTTGTAACTAACAATGCCGTAAATGACTTAGACAATGGTTTAGAAAACACAACTGGTAATGTATCATTTTTAGAAAGGACAGACACTTTAAGAAGTCTTAATTTATCATCAGGTTCAGATTACTTAGCTTTAGATTGGTGGACAAATGAAGCTAATCCAAACGGTATCGAGTTTATATTCAGATCGAATAATACTAATAACACACAAACTTTATTAAGGTCAAGTGGTTCAGGTGGTAGATTTGATCGTTGGGATTTGAGAGTTATACCATCTGGCTCTTCGACTACAACTGGTAGTTTAGAATTTAGACTGAACTATTTGAAAAATGCCTCTAGTGCTATAGCAACAAATCATATATCGATGTCAACTGATTACATTAGTGGTATAAATGATTTTAAATATTTTAATGTATTACTACAAAGAAATGTGGT